GATGAAAGCCAATTCGTACCGGAACCAGAGACAACCTGACTTCCATTGGTTACATCTACTGTTCCGATGCGTACTTGAGACATAATAAAAACCCACTTGTTTAATGGGTTAATTGTACCATATGCTGGTAAAGTCTATTGTCAGACAGTAAATGAAATATTTATACTATCTTAGGATCTAGGGTTTTCGAGTACTCAAGGTAAAGTTCGGAAATTTCTTCTGCCGCACTCTTCATTGCGACTTGAAGCTCGCTAGATGTTACATATGCTGTTGTATTGTCTTTCAGTATCCATTCAGCTCCGCCTAGGGATATAGCCCCACTAATAAATACCTGATCACTTGGTCTTGTTTGAATAACCCTTCCGTCTGGGAACTTATACTCAAGATCCAGTAACTTCTCGTTAAGAGTTGACTTTAAAATACCCCTATCTATTTCTTTTTGTATTTTATTTTTATCTAAATCACTGAGCATTATAGCTCCTGCGTCTAGTGCCTCTTGCCATAAATCAATACGAATTGGTGTCTGCTCGAATTCACCAACGTGAACCATTTTAAATTCACCCGTAGTCGTTTTTTCAAATTCACCAGTACCAGAACCATCAGCACTTAAAACTTCTACCGAGTTAAATACCTCCCTGCTTCTTAATACTTTATCGCCACGGATGAAATCAAGCCTAGTTTCCCCTTTATTGAATTTATACTCAATAATATCTCCCTCATACCACGCCATTACACCAATATAAATTTCTTTAAACATATCAACTAATGCCTTTTAATATAATTTTGTAAAATATAAATAATAAATAATAAATAATAAATTATTAAATACCCTTTCCAGTTAATTTAAACCCATTCAACCTAACGCCCATTGCCGGATAGGTATTTCCATCTATACGATCTATTATAACTCCACAACCGCCTCCAAAATAATTACTAATGTCTGGATTTGTTATAGTAAATAGAAGCGTAGTACCATAAAACGAGTCAGTTAAGTAATACTTTATAGTGCTATCTTCTATTACGTCTTCTTTTGTATAGATCATCTCAAATGAAGGCGATGAGAAAATTACATCATGCGATGGCCCAGATATTTCCGCACCGGTAACTGATCTAAATATTGGAGTTACTGTTGTTCTTCCGGCTGACGTTCTTCCTGGCGTAGGATTAAACTTAAAGGAAATCCTTTGATTTGACGAACCTGTTGTGTCTAATCTCATCTGACCAAATCCAAATTCAATTCTTGAGTCTAAGTGAGAACCCAATGGTATTGAGAGGAATGCATCAAACGAAAATTTAAGCGACCCAGCTCCAAAATAAGACCCGCCATCTATTGCACCATGATTGCTAATTAAGCCATACCTGTTAGTACCTGACAAGCTAAAAACTCTTGGATCGGAGCTGGATGGAGTGCTGAATGAGCTGGTTGCATCCCTAAAGTACGTTGTAATTAAGTACGGATCTATATAATCTAATTTAACTCCATTGTTGTTATATCCATTAACACCAACAAGCTCTACTCTGTCACCAATTACAAGTTCGTCATTTGAAAGCTGTAAAGACTTATCAACAGTTGACCCAATAAAAACCCTTGGAGACCCTTGGTTGTATTGCAATTGAATTCCACTACTTTGCCAAGTGGTTGCAGCACCAATCGCTATGTTTGCATTTGATCCATTTAAGTGCAGTGTTCCGGCACCCATAGTAGTGCTGGCTTCTAGTGCATCCTGCGTCTTGTCAGCACCTATTGCTACGTTCGAACCGGATTGAACTGTCACTACGCCGGTAAAAGACCCACCACCAGAGAATGTTGCGTTACCACTAGAGTCTATACTAAAGTTGTCTGTTTCGACTATAACCTTAGATCCGTTATACTGTACATAGTTAGTAGCACTGCCTATATGCGCTCTAGGTGTACCAGAATTGTACTGAAGTTGAATACCATTAGAGGCCCAAGTAGTTGCAGCGCCAATTGCTATATTAGCGCTGCTTCCATTTAGGTGTAGCGTACCAGCTCCCATCGTAGTGCTAGCTTCCAGTGCACCTTTTGTATTATCGTTATTTGAATTTGATTTTGTCCAATTAGCCACGTCACCAAACTTAGATAACTCCATAAAAAATGGACGGGTTGATGTTTGAGCTAAAGTTGAACCATTCATTTCGTTGTAGTAATTATAATGCCTTTGCTGTTGATTTAATGCTGTTGCTTTATTCTTAAAGTCATCCCCAGGAAGTACTCGTTTACCGGTAGCTAAGCTATAAACACCAGATAATCCAGTACTTACTGATCCAGCAGAAGACTGTATAACACCAATGATTAAGTACCACTCGCTGTTAGTTGGTAGATCACCATTCCAGTGATATGGGTTTGTGTTTGTTGTTCCGTTAAGATTTAAGGTTGAGGCCCCGGAACAACCAAGGTAAGTTGTTCCAGTATTTACTTCTGTTTTTACATAAACACCATGAACGTAACTCTTATTGTGGTCAATATCGAGCGTTACATTCCATCCGCCGTCAGAGCTGTTATCAGTCTCAGGATACATCTCCCAAACAGTTTCTTTGGCGATCCAAGGCCCTTCATTTACGACAACTCTGTTCTCATTAGTTGATCCATTTTGTGAGAATATACCTTGAGTTCCATTCGTCCCAGCAACCCAATTGTTTTGGTAATTAAGAAGGTCATATATCTCTATGTTTGATCCGGGTAGCACTGTTATCTTACCTGAAACCTCAAGACCATTATCATTTGTGTATTTTACATAGTCGTTTGATCCATTACCTGCATAGAATTGAGGTTTGCCAAAAGAGTCGATTTCGTTATACTGAAGCTGAATGCCTTTAGTTCCGAATGTTGTAGAATCACCGATCGCTATATTGGCATCAGTACCTTCAAGGTGTAGCGTACCTGCACCCATAGTAGTTGTGCCAGTATTTAAAGCCGCCTCAGTGGTGTCTGACAGAGTATCTGGAAGTGATTCCATTGATACGCCATAACCCCATACAACAGCGTTAAGAACAACCTCTGTATCTCGCTGATCTACCAAGCCTATTACTATCTCAGTTCCAAGTATTGAGTAGTTTTCTGTTTTTGTGCCTTCGTAGTACTTAGTCCAAACTCCGCCACTTCTTACGCATGACATATACTTTTGAGCAAGTGTAGACTCATACACCACATAAGCCACGCCAGTTGCTAAGTTTGTATTTAATCTGCCTTTGTCGATAAATGTCGGTATACCATCAACAACTATTAGGGGATTTATATCTGCAGCGCTCGCGTCAGATAAGAACCCGTGATAGTAAACTTCACCACCATTCGATGTATTAAAAGCTGAATAATTTATCTTACAGCCTATCTTCGATACGGTTGACACGTCAGCGTACGGCGTTACGTTCGATCCAGTCTGAACTGTAATTACGCCAGATATGGAGGCATTACCCGAAGCGTCCAATCCGAAGTTGTCAGTATCTATGACAAGCTTATCACCAGTGAAATCTATGTAGTTATTCGCAGCCTGACCAAAGTGAAAGTTACCAGAGCTGTCTATATAGGACTGGAAGTTTGTCCCGTCATAATATCCGAGGTAAGTTGCGGTTAGGTTTAGGCCAGTAGATGCAGTATCTGAAATCCTAGCTGGTATACCACTAAGAGTGCTACCCCACTCCGCGCCGTTAGTTGCGTCTACTGGTGGCTTGGTTCCTGTAGTGTCTGCGTATGCTACTGAATCCGCAGTAGCTAATGCTCCGGCATCCGTAAGGCTGCCTATACCGCTACCGCCAGTAATGGTCACTGAGCCAGTAAACTCAGCAGCACCAGTGCTACTTATAGAAAAGTTATCAGAAGATATAGCTCCATTGGCAGATAGTGCAAGCTTACCGAACTTAGCACTGCCGTCTATGCTTACAAAGAAAGGAGTAGTAAGGCCGTCTGATGCGCTCAATGAATATACATCAGTACCAACAATGTGAGGCCCCATTGTCATCAGATAGTTAGACGTACCCTCAACAGTTGGTGCAATGGTTTGTATGTAACCACCTTCGTCAATGCCATTGCCAGCCGTAAGAAGAACACCGCCATCAGTTGTATTGCCAACCTGAATATATTCGGTAGCTTGCAGAGTTCCTGCTGTTATTTTAGATGCGGTAAGGCTACCTATTTTTGCATCACTAACGGCAAGGTCTTGTATCGCTGCCGTACCTACCGCCAAGCTTGCTATCTTTGCTGAATCTATCGCGGCATTTGCAATGGCTGCTGTGCCAACTGCTAAATTCTCTATTTTTGCGGATGTTATGGCAGCATTGGCAATTGCTGCAGTGCCTACTGCTAGGTTTGCTATCTTAGTTGCAGTAACAGCGCTATCAGCCAGCTTCGCAGCATCAACAGCAAGGTCGCCAAGCTTTCCAGTTAGAACAGCACCATTGGCTAAGTTTTCTGCGTCAACCGCCAAGCTTCCAAGCTTACCTGCTATTACCGAACCTGCTGCCAACTTAGAAGCATCAACAGCTAAAGCTCCTAGCTTTTCATTGGTGATGCCGCCAGCGGCAATTAATGCTCCAGATATTGATTCGCCTTCCATGTTTGCTGTAATAAACGCTGAATCCACGGGGTCTATTGCAGTCGCCCAATTACCAAGACCTTCTATCTCAGAAGCTATAATAGTTGCCGTGTCAAGAAATATAGATACCGCATTACCCAGCCCTAGCGTATCTACACTTACAAGCTCAATCTGATACCTTGTTCCATGCGTTAGACCCTCTAGTGTTATTTCATTTGACTTGGCTGTTTTATATTCGTTATAAGTACCATTCTCAACTCTATAACGGTAGGCCGTACCAAGTAAATCAAAATCATCGGGCTGAACAAACGAAACTTTCGCACTTGTAATACCAGCCTCGTGAAGTATTTCTGTGGGTGGCGGGGGTAGATCGTTTGGGGCCCCTATAGTAACTGCAACTCCATCCCCGATTCCGTCAACTGGTACTATCGTTAGTATCTCGTCCCTAACGGTCGATGGGGATAGCATTACGGATGATCCGGTATAAACTTCGTTTCTTATTCTTACACCAATTAGATCTACATCGTCAGGAGGAGTAAACGATACTGATATTCCCTCTAGTGAAAATATTAACTCAACATTAGTTACTGCGACAGGCTCTGGGTTTGTAACCGGAAGCTCGTAAGTTGATCCATCGCCTATACCGTCTACCGAGACTAAATCTATTGTTTCATTTCTAAATAATGATGGAGCTACAGTTATAGACGACCCAGTGTAAACCTTTCCTCTAACCCTAATTCCCTTGAGATCAACATCATCCGGCAAATCATATGATATATCTATACCTGTTTTTGTTTGAGTCCAAGATACATTAGCTACAGCTACTGGAGCTGGATTTGGTACTGGTAGCTCATAGACAGCACCATCACCGAGAGAATCCACAGAAACAAGGTCTAGAGTTTCATTTCTAATTGTTGACGGAGTTATAGTTACAGATGATCCAGTATAAAGAATACCTCTAATTTTAACGCCAACAAAATCAACATCATTAGGTAGATCGTATGATATATCTATACCAGTTCTTGTTTGAGTCCATAAAACATTAGCTACAGCTACTGGAGCTGGATTAAAGGCATTAACTGAAACAGACGCGCCGTCACCGAACTGATCAACAGATGTAAGAGTAAGAACTTCATCTCTGACCGTTGATGGATCAATAGTAACTGAAGAACCAGTGTATACTTTATCTCTTATTCTTATGCCAACAAAGTCAGCATCGGACGGGAGAGTATAAGAAACATCTATGCCATCTTTGGTCTGTTTTGCGCTTGGTGATGACACGGCAGCGGGAGCTGGGTTTGATACTGTAATTGACGTTGATTTTACTGTAAATCCAGTAGAGGATACAGGCTGAACGTCTATCTTAAATTCTCTTACTGGGTATCCGCCAGTGTCTTTTTTGTTCTTCTCAAAAGAGTATATGAAATAAGAATCAGTTACTATTTCTTCTCTCAATATGCTTCCGTTAGTTCTAAATATTCTAACTTTGTAGCCGGTTAAGTGAAGGTCTCTATGGCCAGATGTTGTAATTATGCTGCCGCCAGCAGTTACAGATGTCTTTGCCCATTTGAATTCAGCGTCAGGGGATTTGAATTTATCCCAATCTGCAACATTTCCAAGCCTGTTTATCAGTTCAAGTCTTTTAATCGCAGGTACTTTTATATCTTCCGGGGCGCTAGGTAGGCCACCACTTGAGTATCTTGGATCTTGAGATACAAAGCCAACAGCTATTGTTGATATTGTGGATGCGCCAGATCTTTTGTCCAATCCGTATGCGGTTGCTTTTATTTCATAAGACAAGCCATTAGATGCTACTGTTATTGTAGCCTCGCTTTTTATCTTATATGAAACAGGATACCAAACAGACTGACCTAGTATTCTGTACTCGAATTTGGCGTAGCTATAAGAGCTGTCAGAAGGATTGGCTGTAGCGGTCATAGTTATTGTAGACTGATCACCACCCGGTGTTCTAGGGGTGTTTGGGGCTACCTGAAAGGCAAGTCCGGGTGCGAGAGATCTAGGAACAAGATCCACACCGGGAGCTGGAACAAAGTCATCCGCCTGAATGAACCTTATTACTTTTATTGCAGTTCCGCCTTCTGAGGCAAAGTTTTTATTTGCTTGAGATGCAGCTGGTGGAGGCGATGATATGTAGTCCGTATTGCCCGGAGTATGCTTTCTGTAATCACCACTACCCCAAGGATATAAAGGATCATTTGAGTATGACTTTACTATTGGAGTCCATTCGCCAGTTTTTGCGACAACAAGATTATACAGGAATGGCTCTGGTGCATATCTGTCTTTCAGGGCGCAAACAAATACACCGGGCCAGCCGTATCCACTTGAGCCTGCATGCCATGCCATTGAAGATCTTATTCCGACAGCACCGAGATTACTTGGATTTCCAGACAGGTTTATAACTGATGAATTTTCAAAAAAGAAACTGTCGCATACAAACATGCAACCACCGCCACCTGATGAGGCCGCTCCGCCAGCTGGGTCATCCAAATTTTCAACTCTTGAGTTTCCGCCTCGACCACCGCCATTGCCAGATAGTGTTGAAGGTAGAAATGAATCTATTGGTTCGCCGTCGGTTAATCGTGTTATTTTAGACAGGTCTATACTTGTATTTGAAGCATCAATTGGAGACTGCGTGTTTTGGTTTCGTCTAAATCTAACGTACCCATTAAGGAATCCATACTTGTCCTGATATAGGCCTTCTTGAGCTGCATCTTGACCACCAAAATAATTCTTTCCTGTGCCACCAGTTCCAACACCGTTAATTACTGCGCTAACACCCATTCTTATTGTTGAGGCATCAAGAAAGAAATCTTTACTAATTGTTGTTATTGAGCTATCCGGGAACTTTACATCACCGTCAAAGTAATACTTGCCAGTTGGTATAGTGCTGGTACTGTTAAATACAAACTCACCCTCACCATTCACGGAACCATAACCAGACCCAATCAAAGAAGTCCACCCTGCATGACCTATGTTTGATATGCTTGACCCGCTAGTTACTCCAAACTCTGACGGAGCACCAGAGCTTGTAAATAACTTTAATGACTGAGTACCCTGCAGGAAATCCCACGACATGCCTTGAACTTCAAAGCTCGCAAGCAATGAGTCCGCTGATGCGTAATCAGGCTGATTTGGTAGGTCTATAGTTACAGTATCACCAACCTCAATGGCAATCATGTCTCTCATCAAGCCTTCAGCGGTAATGTTTATTGAAGGGTTCGAGAACCGAGTTGCGATACCTTGTGCTACATAATCAAGAGTTGGCTTAGATCCTTTACTTCTGTTTTTTAAACCACGAAGCTTTATCTCATATGTATCTGACTTTATGTTAAATTTCTCTTGACTAACTACGTCAATATAGCCGTCCTTTCTTGCGTAGAAATCTTTATCTGGTCGCCACTCCCAGTTTATTAAAAAGTTGTTTCTTATCTTTTTAAAATCTCTGCTTATATTAGATACTGATGTAAGCGACTCATATGAAAGCACAATGTCGGAAGACGAATCTTGCGACTGAAAACCAAATCTGCGTAATTGAAGCTCGCCATTTTGATTTATATAGTTAAACAAACCGTAAGGTGCCAGTAACTGACTTGCTATAAATTCTTTTGCCGTTTGCTTATCAATATCAACAAAAGCAACCTGCTGCTCCCATAAGTCTTGCCCGATATTCTCATAACTATCTATGTCAATTAGGTCGGCAGACACACCAGCATTCCAAGAGGCTGGAATGCCTTCTCCAGCCTGACCGTAAAGATCACCAGTAAGAAGAGCTATTATCATCTTTGGGACAGACAGGTCTAGGTATATTACTTCTTCTATCTCAACCTTATCTTCGCCATTGAGGTTTACCAATGGAGTATCAAACAATTGTCTTTTTATATTTTGCAAGTGAGTTGTTGTTTTGCCTTCCCACTGCATTATTTCTTTTGCGCTCTCACCAGACTCTGTAACACCGGTAACTTTTACATAACCGACTCTCTTACCCGGAGCATACTCCCAGTTATCATCATGCAGCACGTCATTAAAGTCGGCTGTTGATATTACCTCTAATGAGATGTTTTCTGTAGCAAATAAAGGAGAGTTAACTAATTCTGTTTTTGCTGGAGTCTTGAATAAAGAAGCCTTTGTCAATCTCTGAGTATCTGAGAATGTAAGAGTATATTCAAGATCACTGTTTGCTATTCCAGAAACCCATACAGGGGTTATCTTTACATAATCCTGAAACAGCATGTCACCTAAGCCCGTGTAAAACTCGGACTTGTTATTGTTTATAGTATCTGAAAAGTTGTTCAAAATACTTCTAAGTTCGGCAGTAAAGGCCCCATCGACATCCTGAAGGGTAATACTCATGTCACCAATAGTACTGAAGCCGCGTTCAGGAACTATGCTCTGAGACGACCCTGTAGCTGATACAATGCACCCTTGAAATTGCGATGATCCTGCATCAACTATCGTTACCGGATGGGAGGTTAAGTATATATTCTTATTGTCGTTTATTATCTTTACGACAATAATTGGCTCTCGTTCAGTAGAGATATTTTTATTCATGAACTCTGGCGATAATATTCTCATTAAACTAGAACCTCCCTGATTGTGAATGAGTAAGTAAACTTGCCAATATCTATGTTTGAGTTCCTGCTTCTTGAAAACCCACCCTGCAGTTGATACTCCACGGTTGGATTGGTGAAGTCAGGGTCTGGGTCGTCCATATTTGATGCAGAGAAAGTTTCATTGTTTGAAACAGACTCAAGGAACATCTGCATAACCTCATCGGTTACATCCCCGTCAGTGACATCGTTAGCCACTACCGAGCCAACTGCTGTCTGACATGCGTATAGTTTTGTTGAGTAATATAAAGAAGAAGACTTCAACCCAGACAGGGTTATTGATTCAGTCTTCTTTGTCTCCGTGCTCCTATCGAAAGAAGCAAGAGTCAAAGAGATAATAAGTGGGTCATAAGGAGCGGCCTGCGGACTTGGTAGCGGGTATATTAAAGCCCTTTTTGGGGTAAACTCTATGTACATATTAGGCATTTAATAATCTTCCTTGGCTGCTGTCTGGATTAATAATTATACCATCATTATCGTTAATGTAACTCTGCAGGGCTGATGCTATAGCCGCAGGAGAGGAGTTTCCGGCGTTGATGTTGATGGTTGTGCTGGATGTATTGTTTGATACGTTGCTATCGCTAGAGCTTGATGAAGATGCCGAACTCGGGGTTGCATTTGATGGTGCATTTGGTGCGCTGTAGCTTTGCGCGTTAGCTTGAGCGTATGATGCGATACCAGTCGAAGCAGCTATAGCTACGTTAGCGGCTTTCACCCAGAAAGGTATGCCCGGCTCAGCGAGGGCGCCTATGACTGCCAAGCTTGTCTGCATGGCTATCGTTGCTTTTATCATAGCTTGGTTGCTGTCAAATGCCTTCTCAGCTTGCATTTCTTTGTTCTTTCTTTGCTCTTCTGTAAAAACCTTATTAGAAGAAAGTTCTTTGTCTATTGCCTCCTGTTTCAGTGAGGACATGGTTCCGATAAGCCCCATAACTCCCGCTGCAGCCTGCGAGGCTAGGTTTGCAGCAGCCATATGTCTATCATATTCCTTTTTTGCAACTTCATCTCTTATTTTATTAAGGTCATTAGTTAGAGCTTGCTCAATAGCAACTATTAAAGTTCTTCTTTCTTCTGCGTTTTCTACATATTTGCTAACTATTGCTACATCTTCAGACGCTCTAGCTATGTTTAATTCCTTCTCCGCCATGAAAGATGTTTTTAAGACTTCAATCCTTGAGGTACCTGAAATTAAAGCTTTTGCCTCTTTTTCTTTTGCATCTTCAATTGCTAGAAGCCTAAGATCATTGTATTGCCTCAATGCAGATATTTCTACCGCATTAGCCTTTTGGTTATCTTCAAAAGCCTTATCAGCCTCTTCTTTTCTTATCGCGTCGAGCTTTGTGTTAAGTTCAGCCTGAAGCTCTATTATTACGTTATTTGCCTCTGCTAGGTCAGGTAAGATCCTAATTGCTTCGGCTCTCTGATCTTTAAAGTCTTGCTGCGCAAGCTGTCTTTTTGTGAGAAGCATGTCACGGAATGACTTAATATCCGATGAGTTATCTTCCTCATCTGGCTTTAGGGCCTCAATCTCTGCATCTCTATTTGCTTTAATTACTTTAAGTAAAGCCGCACCACGCTCCTGATACGCACCCTCGGATGCCAGTGATATTTGCTTTTCTATTTCAGATATTTTAGCGGCATACTTTGCTTGTATTGTAAGAAGCTTGCTATTCTTTACTTCTGCCGCTGCGATTGCAGCGTTAGCTGCCATTTCAGCGCCAGTCTCAGTTCTATTATATTCCTCTCCTTTTAGCCTAGCTTGAGTAGATTCAGCTTTTTTTAGCTCCTCAAGCAGGGCAAGAGCTTTTTCTGTCTGACCCTCACTAAAGGCAAGCGTTAACGCTCCGTACCTTTTTGCAATTGCAAGCTGCTCTTCATATTTAGCTTTGGTAAACTTCATACCCCGTGGTGAGTCATCTCCGGGGGCGGCACGACTCATTATTTCATCTAAATGTATTTTATATTCTTCAGCAGCGGCAAGAGCTTCTGTATACCTAAGGCTGTAAATCTTCGTATCTTGATCAGCCACGCCAACCAAAGAAAGTTCTTCATTTATCGACTCTATCTCTGTAGCAATTGACTTTAGCGATCTAATTAACTCTAATTGAGATAATTCATGCAACCTACCGTTTGCTGCTGCTGTAGCCTTTGCAAAATCAGACATCCTATCGGCAGCGTTAGCCACTGGTGCCTCTACAGAATTAAATGCAGCTATAGCACCTACTACAGCACCTATAACACCAGCTATTACTCCAGCCACCGGGACGGCGGATGCCCAAAACCCAATTGCAGCTACCCTAGCTACATTCATTGCAACTGCGGATGCAAGCATGCTTCTTACTAGTAGCCCACTAACTATTCCGCCTACTATCATTGCTCCTCTTGCTAATAAGTGTATATTGTCTGCTAGAAATATTATCCCATCAGCTAACTTAGCTGATGAGCCAGTAGCTTGGTCTGCGGAACCAACGTAAGCCTGAAGCGATGTTCTGAATACGTTTATTGACTTTGTTATTGTCGGTCTTATTGCCAAGAATTCTTTATTAACATTAGAAGTCTGAGACCCGACAGCTGTAAGCAAAGTATCAAGGTCACCGATGCCCTTCTCTGAGAATTCTTTTAAGATCTTTATTCCAGACATTCCGCTGTCTTCAAGATCCCTAAACTCTTGACTAGTCTCTCTAAGGCCGTCAACAATTACGTCAAAAAGTCCCGGAGTCTGCTCTGCTAATGAGTTGATCTCTTGAGAAAAACCACTACTAAATCCGGCAGAGATAATCTGAGTAAACTGGCGTATAGCGCCTGCAGCTTCCTGAGCTGATGAACCACCAATCTGTACAGCCTTGTTTACTGTCTCTGTGATTCTAAGCAAGTCTTCACTTGAGGTGCCAGCATTTTCTGTTGCCTTGGCAAGTCGCAAGTAAAGCAAGCCATTCTCTTCTAGGCCAGTTCTTGTTTCTTTTGCTATATCAACAATCTGCTTTTGAACGTCAAGAAGCTCTTGCTCTGACTTTGTAGCTGTTCTAAGTCTGTTTGTGAACTCAGCATATCCATCAACAAGATTTACAAGCTGCCTTGCGGTCACTGCCAAACTTACTGCTCCGACAGCACGGCCAACCCCAGAAGGGGCTGATGTTTTCGGATTAGCTCTTCTGTTGGCTTCTTTGTAAGCGGCTATTTCTGCAAGGCCAAGCTTTCTTGCGGCTGCAGCTCTTTTGTTGCTGGATACTATAGCCTTGTTGTCTGCCGCTACCTTTTCTTTAGCCCCTTTAATAATTGCTTTTTGAAGCTTGTTGTGGGTAGATAGTCGCTCTTTTAATGATGACTTAAATTCAGAGGCGTCACGCCTTTCATTTCTTGCAGATCTATCATTTATTGATTGCTGTTCTTTAGCTCCTGCCTTCAGCTGTCTTTGTAGGCTTTTATGAGAAGACATTCGATCTTTTATTTCTTGTTTATAAGATCTTGCAGCCTCATTATTTATTGATTTTTCTTTTTTAAGACCAGCCTCAAGTTTTCTTTGGAGGTTATTATGAGAAGCCAGCCGATCTTTTGCTTCTTGCTTATAAGATCTTGCTAGTTTCTCTGAATCCCTTGTAGCTCTGTCATTTATTGATTGCTGTTCTTTAGCTTCTGCCTTCATCGCCTTTTGAAGCTTTTGATGAGATGAAAGGCGTTTGCTTACTCGCTTCTCGAATTCAGCTTCTTCTTTTTTACTGGATGCAATGCTGTCATCTGCAGCTTTTTTAGATTCCTTTGCGTTATCTTTTATTAGCTTATTCATAGCCTTGAGCTGACGCTGGGCATTCTTAGCGTCAATTGTTATTGTTATTTTCTTTTCAATGCTCATTTTTTTGGCCTTTTCTGAAGTCAGTTCATTATATCATTTTTTTGCGTTTTTCAATCTAATCCTATTTGAGTGGGCAATATACTCCGAGTCCAGTGACGGGACTAGGTAGTAGAGATATTCTATATGAAGCCTTGTTTGTTCTATTTCGTAAAGCTCTCTCACTTCAGATGGGATCATATTGAGATACATGCCGGATTCATAATCTATTCGTCTGTACCGCATTGATGCGTAATACCACCTGATGGCCTCGTAAACATCTTCGTTTGATTCTGGCTCCAAAAAAAGGCCGCTCTTTTTTAAGGAGGCGACCTCGTGATCCTTCATTGAAGATGATTCAAGAGAGAACTTAATTACTTTTTTGCAATTACTTCATCTTTCTTCTTGCTTGAATCAAGCTCTTGTCGCATGTTTAATGACTCAGAGTAAAGATAGGTAATAACGTCATCTGCATCCTCATCAATAAGAAGCGCTAAGGCTTCAGCCATTGAGAATTCAACAGGCACTTCCTTGCCGTTCTCTTCTGCGATAACACCTTCCCAGTCGGTAATGTGACCCTTAATGAATGATCGCTTGTCTCTAGGTGAAAGCATCATGTCTGTGTACTCGCCGATGTACAAAGTGAATGAGGTATATAGCTCACCACTGAGTGGCCGAATGTAAAAAGTAGCTCCACTAATCTCTACAGGCTGCGCATTTCGGTTGACTGATCCGTTCTTTAGTTTTTTCATTAAATATTCCTATCGAGTAATAAAAAAGGCGCACCTTATGGTGCGCCTGCTATTATACTATGTTTTTTTTATTATGGTTTAGCGATGAAGTTAAACTCTGCAGCGTAACCTAAAGACTTACCAGTAGCGCCATAAGTTCCGGTGTTTTTAAGTACGTCACCGTTAGCAGTATCGGACTGGCTTACTTCAGTGTACTGAGCAGATGGGACGCTCACAACCAAGTAGTTACCGTCAGCATCTTTCAATACTGCACCCAAACCAAACAAAGTCTCGTTGTCTCTTTTTGTAATCTCAGACTGAGCAGTAGTTGTGCTAGTGCCGTCAACGTAAGAGGTCAAAGTACCTGTGATAGCTGCTGGGCCGAAAGAGATTGAACAAGCACCCTCTTTACCAATTGCTGGGTTACTTTGAGCGCCGTTATCAAGAGAGAATGTGAAGTCAGTGTAGCAAACATCAGCTGGAGTCTGTGGGGTTCCGTCGATGAAGAATTCAACAACATCTTTAACTGATCCACTTACTCGGCTTGCGTTTACAGCGTTATCTGAAGCTCCGGCGATCTGAGTGATTCCAGCAGTCTGACCAAGGCCCATCATGTCGTAGTTCATTGTTACAATTGAACCAGAAGTGATTGAAAGGCTCATAGATCCAATCTGGCAGCCTTCAAAGGTCTTGTAGACAATGCCTGAGTCTGTAGGGATTCGCTTCTGAACAGCAAGACCGACAGGTACGTTAGAGTTACGGACAGACTTGCCAACAACGGTAGCTGAAATGGTTTCATCTACAGGCGCAGGAGAAACAACAACTTCGTCATCACTGGTTACGGCTGTAATGGTGAATACACGCTCGTTCAGTGCCGAATCAAACGGTACGAAGTACTGACCAACAACTGCTGCTGCAAAAGCACCAGTCTGGGTAATGGTTGCACCTGAGTTAGCAAATGTGGTTGAGCCGGTTGAATTAATTTCAGCATATACTGAATTCTGCATTGCGGCTTCTACAAGAGTAAGCAGGCCGGGATCAGAGACGGATAATTCTCGCTCTACAGATCCAGAGACCTCTGAGCTGGTGATTACGTTAAAGCCGGGCTGACGAGTTACGTCAACTTCGGATGATTGAGTGAAACTTTTGGAGATATCAATATCCCCTGAAGTTCGTCGCAAATTACTCCAAGCTGGTGTCGCGGGGACACCAGATGATGGACTGACTTGCTTTACAGCCCAGTAGCTGACCGCGTTACCTTGAATGCTTGACATAATTGTACCTTATTCTGTTAATGAGAAATCAATATAGTGTTGTCATTATATCATATATACCTTACTACGAATGAGTAGGTAATATCCTTTCTGTTCCATTTATTCGTCCCTGTAGCCCTAACAACGGCTGTGACATCCTTTGGCTGATCTTGCTGGCTGTATACTTCAGAGCCATCAGCTCCTCTGTATGATGCGTTAAGGAAGATTGAGTCCAGTGTTGGCTCAATAGTCGTGTTTAAATACTTCTTAGATAATTCTTCTGGCCAGAATATTGAGAAATCAACGAAGACAACTAATCTTTTATTTTTAGTCACTCCATCCATTATTGAGTCATTAAATGTAAATGACTCGGTAACCTGAAAGCTCATCCAGTAAGCGTCTGTCGGTTGAGATTGTCCGGGTGTAAAAGTGGACATATCTATGAAAGTGCTACCTTGGTCTGTTGCGCCATTATAATAACCATCTACAAATTTAGTTATTACCGGCTCAGAAAAACCCTGAACAAACATAGCTGTTAAATCTTCATTATAAGTAAGAGCCATTATCTGATCGCCTCTGATGCCGTGGTCACAGCCTTGCTAACAAGCTTATCTGCAGTATCACCAGACTCATCGAAAGATACAGTCTCGGCGTAGAACGCATCTTCGTTTGATACGTTGTTTTGAATAAATATTTCAGAATCTTTCTTTAATGTGAATTTGGTTATATTGGAGATCATTTCACCCAATGCAGAAGCGCCGCTAGGGTCTCCAGAGTTGCTTACCTGACCGTTATACTCTTTATCTATAGAAGCGTTCCAGTTAGCTTTAAACAGTCCGCTACGAACCGGTGAGGCGTATACAGCGTACCTTGATGCAACGCTAGCAACCTTTTGAATGTCTTCATCTACAAGATCTATGAAATCATCCATCATTAAATCCATCTCTTTTGTATCTATCTTAATCATTCTAGTTCCTTAGAAGGAATTTCCATGTAACGCCAACGGAGTCAGATACAATCTCTTTAACAGTAAAATCTTCTGAGTCAAATGTCATTATTGAATTTAGTTTTGGCTTCTTTATCATTTCTGTTATTTGAGATACAACTACAATATCACCAGCCTGAATATCTCTAAATATCTGAGCAGATGGACGCTCTGACTTTGACGGGCTTAGCAGGAATGAATCTGCAGAGTAGACCGTATCGGTAGTAGTTTGAATACCAGTTATTCTGTCTATACCGCCACTCACGGATTCAGTCCATGAAAGAGTATGTAGCGCATCTTTAAAAAACTCATCTGCTTGAAATTCATCAAACAGTTTATTAAAATCACTAAGTGCGCCCATATATTCAGCCTCTCAAGAAAAGGGAGGAATATTTTCCACCGGATGATAATATGTATGGAGCAATTATCAGTGAGGCTTCCTCTGCGATAATGTTCTTTTTGGCGTTTAGCTGAGAGCCTACACTGAAGTATTCTTTAGAACCAAGGCCATCCATTTTCATTTGCTTAACGAGGGAAGGGTCAACTTCTGCGTTTCTATTTGAAGATGCTAAGTAGTAAGCCTGAGTAGCTGTGGCTTCAATTACTTCAGATGGGAATACAGTGTAGTCAGTTATCGCTACTTTGCGGGAGTCGTATATTCCAGTTCTAGGAAAGAACAGCGCATAATCGTCGCTGTACATAGTCCCGAGATATTTATCCCAGTAAGCTTTATCAAATGTCTTTGTTGCAGATATGACGGCTCGACCGATGTCTTCGTCGGTAAATGTGTAGTCTTTTTTGAACTGATCTAAAGACCACAAAGACTTAGTGTACGCAACGGATGCGTAGGAGTTAGCAGTAGCTCCGACAGTGGATATTACATCGAAGTCTGTATATGATTCAGTAGCCATAAA